GTATTCACCATCAATGGGGTGGAAATATCCTTCGAAGGTAGGTACGTGTACTCGTAATCCACTTCGTTCGATAGCGTTGAATACCACTGATACTCTGTTGTTAAAAAATTCATCATATTTATTTTTTTCTTTATTAATATTAGCTTTTAAATCCCAAAACATTTCCTCACACACCTCATAATGTTTTACAATTGGGATTATCTTATTTAATTCCTTATTATCACCATATTTTCTATAGTATAATTCATGTGTAGGTGTTGTGGG